TGACCAAGACTGCTTCCGTTCCCATCGATACCATTCGAGCTGCCAAGGCCCTCCAGATGGAGGGCATTGGCTTCATGCAGTTGTTGACGACTGACGACTCCAAGAGAGAGATGAACTATCTCATGGAGAAGTTGAACGTCAAACTGCACCCCCACGAGGGAGCCCTGGCTGCCGATAGCACTGTTCGTGCCACACCTTATTTCCTCCTTCTTGGAGGTGAAACAGGTGTTGGTAAGACTACAGTGACTCGGTTAGCCGGGACTACCATCCTTATGCTATCAGGTTTAGCCAAGGCAGGTGATGCTTTGGAAAACTTGTGGCAGAAAGGAACTTCGGATTACTGGAACGGTTACATTGGCCAGAAATGTCTGGTCATGGATGACTGCTTCCAGGTTAAGCCCAAGCAGGGTGATAACGATTCCGAAGCTATTCAGGTGATTAGGGCCATTGGAAATTGGTCCTGTCCCCTGAATTTCGCCGATCTGATGAGCAAAGGTAAGTTTTATCTGGAGTCCCCTCTCGTTATTGGTACGACAAATTGCCGTAACATTAAGAGAGAGTGGGCCCCATATATCACTTCACCTGAAGCTTTAGTTAGGCGCTTTCAAGGCGCCTACTGGATGAGTGTGACTCCCGAGTTCTCCAAACCCGATGGAACCGCTGACTTCATGAAAATTGAAGCAGCGATTCACGATGGTGTTGCCCGTGTGGGTGCAGCCGTCGAGAAAGGAGAAGCTCTGACCCTTGAGTGGATCATGGATCAGTTACCGTGGCATGCATGGGAATTGCGTGCCCACGGTTATGATAGCAATGAGATTTCTGAGATTGTGTTTCCAGGTGGTCTTAGGCGTGCCATAATGTTGGCCGCCGATGAGATCAAGCTGAGACGTGAGGTCAACGACCGTCAGGTTGAAGATCTTCGCTCTTGGAATTCGTCCATCGCTGCTGCGTTGAACGATTTGGAGACACAAGCCGGTGTGAAAACATATCGGCTTAAGGATGATGATTCCTTAGGGTTTGAACTTAAGCCCTTAGGAGCTAGTGCCCCTGAACCTTGTGCTGATCCCGAAGCTGCAAAGCTGGAGGAGATGCGCAATAGATCAGAGGAGCACCGAGGTGTGCTTGCATTCATGATGAAAGCGAAGGAGGTTCTGAATTCTTGGAAGAACAAGATTCTTGAACTCCCTTTGCTCCAGAAGTGTGTGGTCGGTCTTGGGCCTGGCATTATTGCCACGTTCACTGTACCGTACCTATGGAAACTTGTGTCCCCATTAGTTTGCGGAGCCGTAAGCTTTGTGGGACACATTTTCGCTGCCTTCGCTGACCTTTTAGGTTTGCGAAAGAGGCCTGTAGTAGGGCCTTACTTGCCGATTGTGAAGGTTCAGAGCAATGCTGGCACCGCCCATAAGGGTGGCGTCAAGCATATGGAACTGACACATATGTGTGAGAAGTTAGAGTCTCAGCTTGGTGTACCACCAGCTGAACGCGATGTTCACGATAAGGTTATGAATAACAGTTATCTTTGCACAAGCGAGGATGAAACTGTTGGCACCTTTCTAGGTGTCGGAGCTTCCGTGTATCTTTTCCCCAAGCACTTTTTGGAGTGCTTTGAGGGTATGAATCCTGACAGGATTCTTACCTTCACTTCCGTGGCTTCCGGGACCGTTTCGACGATCTCGATAGCCAGCTTTCTCAAGTATCGCATTTCCCGTGTGGCTGGATTCGATCTTGCGGCAATCTCTTTTAACGATAGCTTTCTTAAAGTTAACAAAGATATTCGCAAGTTGTTTCTGACTACACAGGAATTGAAGAACCTTCTACGGGGCTCCAATACCCGGGTGCGTTTAGACGTGCCCAGGGTCGATCTTCTGGCAAAGAAGAATGGACGCCACCGTGTTAAGGTTGCAACTCAGCTATCACCGTGGTGTGAGTACCATGGTAGTAGCAAGACTGCTGAAGGCGATGTCCTTAGAGGACTCGTCAAGTATTCTGCGACCACCCTTAGGGGTGATTGCGGAACGCCGCTGATGGTTGAAGAAGCCAGGTATTATGGTGGTAGAGTCATCATGGGCATTCACTCGGCTGGAAGAGCTGAGTTTATGCACCGTGAGGGCTATGCCACCACAGTGCCACAGGAGGTTGTGAGAGAACTCTTCGCTACGTTGGCCTCATACGAGGACAATAGTGTGGAGAGTGCAAAGGTGTTTGTTGATGTTCCTGCTGATGAAAAGCTGGAACTCCAAACACATTTGCAAAATGTTGGTTTGGTGGCCGGTAGCTTCGACTTAATTGGCGAGCTAAAGTCACCATACAACATTGCCACTGATACTAAGCTGAAGGCTAGTGAGATGCAGATGGACGCTATATGCGGCCCCTGCCCCACTGCGCCTGCGGTTCTGAAACCGGTGGTTGTGGATGATGAGCGGAAATATCCCATGGTTGAGGGTTTGCGAGCATTTCAGACTGATCTGATTGCCCGACACCCCACCGAGCTCACTGCTGTGGCCGACATGGCCATGCAGCGACATATGGATGTTACCGCGCGTCACCCCAGGGATATCTTGACCTTTGAAGAGGCCTTGACACCCCCAGAGACGTGGAAACTCAAGCCTGTAAACCGCAGCACAAGCGCGGGATACAAGTATCGAGACTACGTTTCACCCAAGCACCCAGGTAAGACCTGGGCGCTTGGACATGAGGGTCCCATTTCATGGGATTCTGATGGACTGCGTGTCGTGCGTGAGGACGTTGAGCACATTCTTGAGGAGGCCAAACAAGGCCGTAGAACTTTGCATTTATGCATTGATTTCCTCAAGGATGAGCTCCGTCCCCTCGCAAAGGTACAGGCAGTCGCCACCCGAGTGATCGCTGGTGTCGAACTTGACTATTTGATTGCGTGCCGGATGTATTTCGGTGCCTTTCAAGCAGCTTGTTTCGATACCCATGTGGTCAACGGAATGGCTCCTGGCTTGAATCATTACACTGAGTGGTCTAAGCTCGTCGATCACCTGTCATCATTTGATAAGGTTTTCGACGGAGACTACAAGCGTTTTGACGCAAGCGAGCAGCCATGGATTCATAGTGTTATTCTGGCCTATATCAATCGTTGGTATAAGCTAGCAAATGACACTTGGAAGTCAGAGGACGACGTGGTTCGCTCTGTGCTGTGGTTGGATCTCGTTCATTCGAGACACATCTGCGGTACGAGCAGTAGTTTGCGGTACGTGGTCCAGTGGAATAAGTCGCTTCCTAGCGGCCATCCACTGACCACGATCGTGAACTCCATGTATTCTCTGATAACTCTAGCTGGGTGCTATGTGCACACAGTTGGTGATTTTGATTTCAACGAGCACGTACGCGTCAACACGTTTGGAGATGATAACATTTCCAGCGTGAGTGACGAAGTATGTGATCGCTTTAATCAGGTCACCGTTGCGGCAGTTATGAGCGATTTGTATGGGCTTACCTACACCGCTGGTCATAAAGACTCGGAGTTGGTTCCCTATACGGATCTGTCCCAATGCACTTTCCTCAAGAGGGGCTTTGCACCTGACCTTGATGGTTTGGTACAGGGTTCCCCTTGTCTAGAGTGGATTGGTCCCCTTGATGAGGGGAGCTTTCTTTATGAGGGTTACTGGTTTAAGAATACCAGACACCCTTATGAAGACTTGGCTGTTCGTGTTGAGCACACTTTATGTGAGTTGTCGCTCCACGAGCAGTCAAAATGGGACATGCTTGCACCTCCCATTATACAATGGTGCATCAGCCACGGGGTTAAGTGTCTCAAATCGAGGGACTTGGCCCGTGCAAGGATCAAAACACGCACAGATGTGTGGTTTTGAGCTCTCTGCTACATAATTAGTGACTCCAAGCAGGGATTGCCGCGTCGACTACTCAGACGTTAAAAGAGAAGGAGAGTTACTCGATCCTAGTCGCTTGAGCTGCGCTAGGTGTGTTTATAGCTTCCTAATGTGAATGATACAGTTGACGAAGTAAAGTGTTCCGAGATTGAAAGTCTTACCGTTCCGACCTCTAACGAGACGCGCGGTGAGGCTACATTTATAGAAGAGGCTGGTGCTTGTGCGGTTGTGACCGCAAAC